GTTCCGCCGATACGCATGACCAAAACAAGTGGGTAAGTCGGTGACTTAGGTCGAACCGTTGTGATTCGAGCTGCAGGTACCAGAGCGGTGATTTCGCTACGGGAACGCAGGTACTGGATTACTGCCAGTTCAGCGTCAGGCAAGACGACAGGAGTGAACGCCATTACTTGCCTTTCTTAAACTTCAATCCCAAGGATTCAACAGCGGTGCGGAGGATGAACTGGGCTGGGTGGTCGTGAGTTCCGAACTCCACCCAAGATGATTTCTGGTCGGTGGCGTGGACACGGGCCACACCCTTACCGTTTGGGGAGTCCACCACGATGCCGTCACGGTAACGACCAGTTTCTACTGGTGCTAGTTCGCGGGCACGTTCAGCAATCGCGTTAGCGACCTCGGCGGTGCTCGCGGTGACCGAGGAGAACTCGTGCAGTTTCGACTCTAGGTTGGAATCAAGTTCAATCTTGGTGATGTCCATTACTGAACCACCTTCAACTTGCACACAATGTGGGACACAGACCCAGCGCGAGGGTTGTAAGCACTCCAGGGAGCACCATCAACCTCGAAGGTCTGGCCACCGAAAACGATGCGGTCGAAAGCGTTGATGTCAGTGCCAGCAGGCAACCAACATTCCCAAGACGAAACCACGGTGTCGCGGTCGCTCAAAGTCTCAACAGAGTCCTTCAGTTCCAAGTATCCGTAGATCGTGGACACGGTGTAATCAGTGTCGACCTGGTTGCCGTACTCGTCGGTCGTGGCGGTGGAGTTCTTATGCAACTCCAAAGACTGGTTGAGGAGTTTCGCAAGGCTCATCGCATCGGCGCTATCGAAGTAGAGATGGCACGCTTGCGGTAGTAGTTCAAGATTTCCTTGTCGGCAGGCTGAATCTGCATCGCACCACCCTCGGAACGAGAGTAAGCGACCTGATAACCGCCAATCTTCTCCATGTTCACACCAACAGGCGACGCAATCGCAAGGGCAACCATGCCGGCCACCACGTTCACAATGTCGCCAGGAATCTCAGCGAAACCGTGAGTGTAGGTGACAGTGATTTGCGAGCTCGGTCCCTGCCAGGTAGCACCAGTGGCTTGTGGGCCAGTGTTGGAACCTGCTGGTCCCCATAGGGCATTGCCACCCCATAGAAGAACACCGAAGTCTGGCTGGTAAGCCCCAGTGCCCATGAACAAGGTGTCGTCGACGGTGCGCCAGACCTGATAAACAGGGGATGCGCCATTGATAAGGACGGACGAGACGTTAGTTACAGGGCGCTGCGGCAGAACCAGCACGTTATCCCAGTTGCCAGGTAGCACGATCGTGTCGTTGACTGTCTGGCTGATTTGCTGGCGGGTGTAGCGGCGAACCATGTCCGAAGCCATACCCAGAAGGCGCGTGCCGTTTGTAGTTTCCTGCGATGTCAGGTCACGTTGCAGAATAGCGGCCACATCTGGAAGCGTGGCGAGTAGTGGAAGTGACAATGCAGGTCTCCTACAAAAGATTTACTTGGTTGGGGTGGCCTTCACGGCCTTGGCGGCAGGTTGAGTGCCGAATAGGTCTGGGTGCTTCGCCTGGGCGTCTGCCTCAGTGATTACTGTCCAGCCTTCTGGAATCTTCCAGTCGTCCTCGATGCTGTTGACACCGATTCCGTTTGTAATGAATAGAGCCATCACGGTTCTTTCTTCTAAAGGTTTGGGGTGCCGAGGAGAGGGAGCGGACTCCCTCCCCTCAGCGGTTAGTCCAAGGGACTAGGAGAGAACGACTACAGCCTTCTCGTCACGTAGCTTGGCAACACCGTAAAGAACGTCAACGGTCACCTGAACACCAAGGTTCGAAGCGTTGTAAGCCATGGTTACGCGAAGCGATAGACCCGAAACTGGGTCCTGAACAACCGAGGTCTGTGCACCAGTGCCAGCAGGAGCGTCAGGAAGACCGCGCATTGCAAGGATGATTGCACCTGGGTTGAACGCAAGGTTCTTGGTGCTGTTAGGCGAGCCGGTAACAACTGGTACAAGCTGCGAAACGTAAACGTCGAAGCCGTACAGGTGACCAATCGAACCGTCCTTGACAGTCTGTGCCTGCGCGAAAGCGAAGAACGACTGTAGGGTGCTGTCACCAAGAATCGAGATTTCGTCCTTGGTCGAGACAACCAGTGCGCGGTTGTCGATTGGAGCCTTGGTGTCGTTGAGCTTCTTGCGAGCGGCACGGATGGTGGCTGCAGTGATGTCGGTTCCGCTGGTACCAACCGAGTTGCTGAAACCGCTGTAAAGAGCCAGCAGGTCGGTCTCAATCTGCTCAGCGATAGGAACGATCGCGGCTTCCATGTAACGCTGGATGATGTCCTGGTTAGCGGTAGCGCGAGCTGCATCTTCGATTAGGAACGATGCTTCCTTGTGCTTGTTCAGTACAACCGAGGTGGTGGTTGCGGTTGGGGTCTGCAAGGTGACAGCGGTGTTAGCCGACTTGTCGTTTGCAGTGAACGCACCAGGGTATGGAATGTTCAGGGTGTCGCCAACCTGGAACGCAGCGATGTCGCTGTCGCGGGTGACTAGCTTTGCGAGAACTACGCGGTTACGTAGAATCTCAAGTGCGGTGTTCGCCCAAATCTGGGGAATGAACGAACCAGCAGAGGTGCGAGTGATGTTCGCCATGAGGTTTCCTTAAATGTTATTCGATACGACCCTCGCGGTAAGCCGCGATGATGTCGTCTTTGTTCTTTTGGTAGAAACTGAAATCGTTCAGCTCTGCCCTGGTATAGATACGTGGTGCGCCATCGCCGCGAGCGCCCTGACCAACGTCACCGAACTTCGGTGCAGCCTTTACAGGGAAAGCCTTAGCGATGTCTTCAGCGTCGGCTTCCAACTCTTCACGAGTCGAACCAACCAGGCGCTTAGCTTGGGCGGGAGTGAGGCCCTTCTCATCAGCGACCTCGCGTCGCAACTGAGCCATGCTGAGGGATTCGCGTTCCGCTTTTAGAGCGTCGCGTTCCTCCTGAAGTTTCTGAAGCTCCGTCTTGTCACGGTCTTCGAACTCCTTCAGTTTTAGACGAAGCGTCTCCGCTTCCTTATTTGCCTTCTTCAAGGCGTTCTTCACTTCGGCAGGAATCTCCTGCTTCTGTTCGGTGGTCTGCGACTCGGTAGCCGAGGTGTCCTCGGTGCCCTGGTCTAGACCATCAGCGGTGTTTTCGTCAGCCATCACGGCCTCACTTTCTTTTTATGGAATCCGCCGCCTCACGCGGGGAAATCATTGGAGCAACCTCATGGGTTGACCAAACTCAATGCAGGTCGTTAGGACCTGTGAAATGGTTGTGCTTGTTGGTGATGACCGGACCGAGTTCGCCATGGAACTCAATCTGAGTGTCACCGAACACGGAACCTGGTGCGAAACTGGTGAAGTCACCAGAGGCTTGTGGGGAACCCACCTCAATGGGTTCGACAGTGCAACCGCAACGGTTGTGCAGCGGTGCAGCGTCCTCACGGGCCACACGCACACCATTGATTGACTGGCAGAAGTCGCAGCAACCAGGGTCGGCTACACGCATGAACCCTGCGACACGACTTGAAGCCATGCCGAACGCTTTGGAAGCGTCACGGGCACTCAACGCAACATCCATCTCGGCTGTTGACATCAAACGATCTAAGCCCTTGACGACAGCGGCTTCGAACCCGAGGCGTTCAATGCTCGTCCATACGGTGGTGAATGGTCGGGCATACACCGTTGCTGGGTCGACACCGTTACGAGCCGAAGCACCAATCAACGAGTCGAACTGCAACCCGATAGGTCGCTCCTTGAGCACGTGGCTCATGTAAGCGTCAGTCAAGCTGATTGCTCTGCGTTGCCCAGCCTCAACGATTGGAACGACCCTCTTCACGAAGGGTTGCACCTGCTCGTCACGGTAAGCGGGTAAAGATTGCCAGTGGTGGCGGACAGCGTTCGCAACTGCGTCGCGGGTCTTCCGCAACTCCTGCTGGTAGACGGCTGTCAGAGACATTAGGAAGCCTGACCCTCACCAACAGGTGCAGGAGCAACCGCAGGAGGCGCTACAGGGCTTGCAGGGCTTCCCAGAGGTGCTTGAGCAGGTGCGGCGAGCGCCTGGTTGAGCATGTCCTCGGCTTGCATGGCCTTGAAGCGTGAAATCTGGGTCTGGCTGTAGCCTGCGTCCTCCCACAACTGTTGCTGTGGAACACCGATGGCAGAACGCTTGATGAGAGCGTCAGCGAGTTCGGCTTCGGAACGGTACTCAGGGTCAGCCCAAATGGTCTCGGAGTCCTGGAGGTCTCCACGAGGGTCACCCAGAACCTTGAAGCAGAGGCGCATGACCTCTTCCCAAGACTCACCGAAGAAGCGCATCTTGCGACGGCTCTTAGCGACCAGACCAGTTTCAGCGGACTTGATGGCATCACCCGAAGGGAAGTTGCCACCAAGGAAGAAGTAGTGCGGTGGTGTGCGAGTCTGGCTTGCGATGTGTTGAACCAGAGTCTCAATACCAGTGACATAGTTGCCCAGGTCGCCGGCCGAGAGGCTACCGAACTTAGCGGCAGGGTCTTCAGCTATAAGAAGTTTATCCAACGAAACGTTGAACGGTGCCGTGGCACGCCCAGTGTTCTCGTCGATTGGGATTTCCATACCAGTGACGTAACGCTGAGGGTAAGCAATGAACTCGGAAGCAACCAACATGTCGGCGAGCAACTTGTTCACAGCGTCCTGCTGCGGAATGACGTTCAAGAACTCCGAAACACCGTAAGCCGAAGTCAAAGACCCGCGGTTGGTGATAGGGACAACAGGAACAACGCCAAGAGGATTAGGCATAGGCCAAGGCATGCCGTCTTCGGTGTCAGGCAACCAGTCACCGTTAGCGGAGTCGTCCTTCTCGAACTTGAACACGAAGTCAGGAGTGAACAAGGTCGCGTGCATACCGTCGTCGTCGCGCCAACGCTTCAACGCGGCAACACGAGTCTTACGATCACCAGGAGCGAAAGCCACAACCACGTCACGAGGCGACTCGATAGACACCTTCGGCTGACCGTCAGCGTCACCCCACACAATCGCGTAAGCGTCACCCTTGATAAGCGCTTCGGAGTGAGCAAGCTGCGACTCAGCGTCTAGACCGTTGCGCTGCCAAATCTGCCAAGCGTCAGCATCCGACTTAGGGTCGTTGCCGTGGCGGAAACCCTCAACGTTCAAACGCTCCTCAACGGCATCAACCACGAGTTGGCACCAGTTGTCAGCAAACGCAGAGAACATGCCGCCAAAGGCGTCACGGAACTTCTGAGAGGTAAATGCTAGGCGGTGGCGTCCATCGTGGTAATCCTGGAGACGCTGAAGCAACACCTGGCGACCGGCAAGCTCTTGTTCAAGAGTCTTGACCATCTCCACTGGTGACTGCGGTGCGTCGTTATCCATTCACGTCTCCTAAAAACCTGCAAAAC